GTTGCCGAAGATGTCCTCATAGCCCAAGCAGCACGTGTTGTTCACCTGCGTCACCTTCGCCGTCCCGTAGTCGTCCGCCTCCGCATACCAGGCGTATTGATGCACGAGGTTGTCTACAAGGCTATTCGTCACGTTGGCGTTTATCGCCTTCGCCGCCTCATAGCCTATCGTGTCCGTCATGCCCCTCGAGGCCGTGCCGCCCGTCGTGCGTATGTTCGTGTGCTGGCCCGCGCCGCACTGTTCCTGCGAGTCCCTCCGTCCATACTTGGCGTAGAAGAGGTTCGCTATCCGCCAGTGCATCAGCGCGTCTATCTGCTGCATACCCCTCTGCACGGAGTAGTAGTGGAAGTCAGTCCACATCATGTTCGCCGTCGTGCTTCCGCCCGTGATGCAGGCCCGCAGTTTCGTGCCCACTACGCTACTGCCCACCACGCCGCACAAGTGCTCATCGTTGGCCACCCAGTCAGGCTCCATGTCCTCTATCTTGTCACTGTTCGACAGCACCACCTTGTCAAACTCCGCCGTGTTCAGCACGGAGAAGTGCAGCGCTGCCGCACCCTCAGGCACATCGCTTATCAGGTACATCCCGTCCTCGAACTTGCAGCCCAACGTCGACACCACCACGTCTTTCAGCACCGCCCCCTGTGAGTCCACAAACACGCTGCACACCAGGTTCGTGCCCTTCACGCTCGGCCATCTCACCTTCTTGTAGCCCTTCACCGCCACCATGCACACTGAGTACGCCGAGTCCGTGCTGTAGGCGTTCGCTATCGTGTCTCGTCCGCTCATCACCTTCCGCCCGCTCAGGTATCCGCCCTGCGTCTTCTTCAGGTCGTCCAATGTGAGCACGGTCGCCTCCGGCACCGCCGGCATGTGGTCGGCGTCGTTCGAGCTGTAGCAACTGTAGTTCTTCCCGCCGAGGTAGTCGTTCACGCCCTTGCTCCAGAAGAAGGGTTCCAGCATCATCCAGTCGCCCTCCGTGCCGTCCAGCTTCGCCGCCGTGCCGTCGGCATACTTCTGGCTGTCCGTGTCGTCCAGCTGGCAGTAGGTCATCTCCCCGTCCAGGTTGTTCACCACGGTGTCCACCCCGGCTATCGTCACGTTTCTCGTGGTTGCCTTCTTCGTTACTTTGGCCAGCACGCGGTGGCGCTGGTTCAAGATGGCGTTGATGTGTCCGCTCGGTTTGTAGTCCGTGCCGTATTTGTAGCCCGTGGCGTTGTCCAGGTTCGAGATGTTGGCGTCGTCTGCCACTGTCTCGTCAAACTCTATCATCGTGTACTCCGGCTGCACGATGCTTAGCTCGTCGCCTATCCATGCCGACAATTTTGCATACACCTCCTCGTCCATGCTCTGCGTCAGTCGGTATTCGCCCTTCAGCACGGCGTGGCTCACCACCGTACCCTCGTCGTCCACACCCTGCAGCCCGGCTTCCATCATCGCCACCAGGTCTTTGCCGTCGCCGTCCATGTCCACGTCGGCCACGCGCAGCGTCTTCACGTTGCCGCACAGCTCATAGATGCTCTTCCAGTTCAGCCCTGGGCACGTGTCAAAAATGAAGGTCGCCACGTTCGCGTAGCTCTCCACCTCCAGCCCCTCTGCGGTCAGCTTCGGCAGATATTCCAATCGCAGCGTAGTCAGCGTCCCCGGCAAGCGCAGCTCCTTCAGCGGCGCGCCCTTCGCCACCGTCACGCTCTTCACCGTCGTTCCTCTAGCGTCCAGCTTCTCCAGCAGCGTCTGCGTGCCGAAGTCCAGCGCAGTCGAGTCCTGACGGTTACTCCTCGCGTTCGTCTGTCCGTTCAGGTCCACCTCTCTCAGCTGCCCGCAGCCGCCCGTCACCAGCCACCACGTCGTCTTCGAGGCCGTCCCTCCGTCGCCCACGCTCAGGTCCAGCTTGCGCAGCGCCGAGCAGTTGCCCAGCTCCAGTCCGTTCAGCAGGTGGCTCGCCGCACCGCTCATGTCCAGCTCCATGATGCGCGAGGCGCCAAACAGCAGCATCGGGTCGTTCAGCGCCCGTTTGCCCGTCACGCTCAGCGTGCCTTGCTCGCCGCGCAGCAGTCGTCCCGTCTCGCCCTCCATGTAGTCCTTGCCGCTCAGGCCATAGGCGAAGTAGTATTCGTCGCTCGCCGTTATCTTGATCACGTCCGCCGCGTCGCTCGTCTCCCTCGCCAGGTAGAAGCCCGCCGAGTCCGCGCGGTAGTTGCTCACGCCGAACCGCGCGTCGAGCAGTGCGAAGCGGTTCGTGATGAAGTGCTTCAGCTGCATTCGGCGCGTGCCGCTCAGGGCATACATGTAGTAGAACTTGTTGCCGTCCGTCGTCACGCCGTTCTCCGTCACCCTCACGCCCTTCGTCTCCGGCGTGATGTATTTCATCTCACCGCTCTTGTTGTATTCCCTCAGCGACCAGTTCGCCTCTATCGCCTCCAGTTGTTTCAGCACCTTTTGGTTCGATAGCGACTTTCTCAGCTCCTCGGCGGCGGTTTTCAGGTCATCTTCAAAGTTGGCCAGCACAAGGCACCACAGCCACGAGTCATGGCCCTCAAACACCCACTTCTTCTTCTCCGTGTCCCACGATCCGCGCACCACGTTGTAGAGGTAGGCCAGCAGCGAGTCGTTGCGCTTGCCCAGCATCGTGTCGCCGTCATAGTAGGTCACCCACCATTTCGCACCGTCCCACGTGCGCCATATCGTGTTCTTCGCCCGCTGGTCCACCATCGCAAAATATTCTGTCAGCAGGTACCAGTACAGCAGGTTCTTCTTCGAGAAGTGGCTTTCCACTTCCGAAACAAACGTGTCCGACTTCCATGTCGTCAAGTCCTCGCACGTCAGGTCAGCCCCCGTCGGCACGCAGCCCCTTATCCACGTCAGCATCGTCTGGATGGCTCCCTTTTGGTAGTCCGAGGCGTTCACCTCCCCGGCCGTCTCGTCCGCGCCGCTCCACAACGTGTCTTTCGGGTAGTTGAACTCAAACGACGTCTCAAACTCCTCGTCCAGCTGCGCCGCCACGTCCTCGTCCGCCTGGAAGTTGCAGAGCTTTTTGCCGTTGTCTAGAAATTCCAGGGCTATGTGCTTCGTCTTGTCCGTCATGCCCGTCACGTCATACCAGTCGCTCTTGTCGTTGTTCATCTGGTATTGGCCGTAGAAGGTCGGGTGCGCCTCGTCCGCCTTCGTCGCTGCGAAGATGTCGCAGGGGTAGCCGTATATCGCCGTCCTCACCGTCGGGTCTTCCTCCTGCGGGGGCGTCGGGCACAGGTCTTTCAGCACGTCGTTGAACAGGTTACCCATTCCCGTGTTCGTCTTCATGGATGAGTCCGAGAAGTCGGCCTTCGCGCAGTTCACCTTGCAGGGCTTCGTGTCGCCCTCAAACAAGGGCAGTTTGTTCGCGTCTTGTTTCACCCCGTTCACCCACATCTCGGGCTTCACTCCGTCCTTGGCCGACTTCGCCCAGTAGAAGCGGTAGTTCTTCACCGGATATTTCGTGCTCGACGTGCCTTGTATTCTCATCATCACGTTCGTGAAGCGTATCGTGTCGCCCCACGCCGTGTACAGCGTCAGCTCGTCCACGTGGAAGTTCTGCTTCTTGTTCTTGCAGGCGTTCACGTCGTCCAGCCCGTTCCCCGAGTCGTCCGAGCGCACAATGAACATCGCAGCGTTCCCCTTCGCCAGTATTTGGTTGATGTCCGTCTCGCCCGTTTCCGCGCTCATCACGTTGTTCTGCTGGTACAGTTCGGCCATCTCGTCCGCACCCTCGCGGTCCACAATGTAGTTGTCCACCGTCTCATCGTCCGTCAGCGGTTGCGTGTACGCGCGGATGCTGTACACATACACGTCCGCACCCTCCGACAAGAAGGTCAGACCTTTCGCTGTTGTCTGCATGAAGTTGTCGTCCTCCTGGTAGCACATCGCCGAGCAGCGGTCACCGTTCAGGTACAGTTCCATCAGTCCGCCGTCCGTCTTCTTCCCCACGGTGAAGGCCATCTTGATGCGCTCACCCTCCGTGTATTTCGACTCCACGCCCACGGCCACCTGCGTCACTATCGGCTTCCCCGTCTCGGGGTCGGTGTTCTCCCCGTCCTCGCGGTCTATGGTCGAGCCGCTCTGCAGCATCGCGCTCTGGGCCGTCACCTTGATGCCCTTCACGTCGTTCTCCATGCAGTCCAGCACCACGCTGTCTCTGTCCGACACGTTCTTCACCATCAGCTCCACTTCCACCGTGCAGCCGCTCGCCTTCACATCCTTCAGGAAGGGACGGTAGTCCACCGTCGCCTTCGCCCCGTTCTTCAGCACCAGGGCGCTGCCGTCCCAGCCGCTCGTCGCCCAGTCCACGTTCTCAAACGTCGTCCCGTAGCCGTTGCTCGACCACACCTTGCGCGTCTCCGCGCTCTCCGTGTTGCTCCTGCCGCTCGCCGTCAGCTTCAGTGCAAGCCCTTGCGTCGCTTCGCTGATGTCCAGCCCGCTCCCCTCCACGTTCACGTTAAAATCCACCGCTGCCGTGCCGCACGTCAATCGCACCGCCACCGTGCCTTGTGTCATATAGCGGCTTGTGTACGTCTGCTTGCTTCTGCCCACCGAGTAGGTCTTCTCGCTCACAGTGCCGTCCGCCGTCGCCGTCTCCTTCACCGTCGCCGGCACGGCTTTCGGGTCGTAGGCGGCAAACTGAAATTTCAGCTCGTCATACTGTCTCGCCGTCAGCGTCGGCACTATCGGCATCTCGCCCGTCACCACTTCGCCCTTCTCGTCGCTGAACATCACGCCCACATACGCCTCGCTCCCGTTGTTCTTCAACACGTCTATCCAGATTACGTCCGAGCGCAGTCCGTCTCTTTCGGCTATCATCTGCAGCGAGTGCCGCCCTGCCGTCAGGCTTCCTGCCGCCAGGGTGAAGGTGTCTCTCGTCGCCCCCGATTTCTGCACGGTCTTCGTCAGCGGCGTCTCACCGCCGTCCACGTAGAGCGACACCGTTCTCAGGCCGCTCCCCGTCAGCGTGAAGGGGATGCTGATGGTCTCCCCGTCCGCGTAGCCGCCTCTTTGCAGCGCCGTGCTCACGTCATAGTCCGAGGTCAGCGCCATGTTCACCACCGTCACGCTAGCATAGGCTTGCTTCGTCTGCTGCTCGCCCTCGTCCGTCGTGCACGTGGCTTTCACGTATACGTCCACCTTCCCCGCCGTCTTCATGTATTGGCTTAGGTCTACTTCATAGCTGCCCTTCGCCACGTTTCGCGTCTCCTGCTCCCACAGGGTCGTCGTGCCCAGCTTCACGCTGATCGTCACCGTCGCCTTCACGCCGTCGCTCTCGTTCTCTGAGTTCACGTGGTCGTAGGTCCAGGTCAGCGTCGTGCTTCCGCCTTCTTTTATCAGGTCGTTGCTCACCTTCGCCGTCACCAGTATGCGGCTTGTGGTCGATGTGCCGCCGCCCCCGGCGGGCAGCTTCGTCTGCGTGATGGCGTTGCCCTTCTCGTCGTAGGCGTACAGGTAGTTGTCCTCTCCGTCGGCCACCACCTCCATCGTGTGCAGCGTGTGCGCCTCCAGCTCTTTCACCTTCGTGGCCACCACGCGGTTCTCCACCGGGTTCGTGCTCTCCTCGTCCAGGCTCTCGTCCACGTCGGTTTCTTTCAGCGTGAGGTTCACGTTCCCTTGCTCGTCCGGCCTCTGTGCCGTGCCGTTCACGGTGATGCTCTTCACCGTCCCGGCGCCGCCAAAGTCTTCCCAGCTCGCCGTCTCTTCCCAGCTGCTCGTGTCCGTGCCGGTAAACTGCTTCGTCTCCCATCGTCCGGCTTCCGCTTCATAGCTCACGCAGCGTCCCTTCTTCCGCTCCTTCGCCTCCACGGCCTTTATCGCCGTCTCCAGCGTGTAGTATTCGCCCGTGCCCAGGGGCTGCTTCTCCGTCACGTTGTAGGTGTTCCCCCCGCTCTTCTCCTCTATGGCCGTGCGCAGGCTCAAGTCAGCTTCCTTTCGTGCGCTCGCTTCATTGGCTATTCCTATCGTGTGGCCGTCCACCGTTGTCTTGAGGGCTTCCACCGCGTCGGTGCGGGCTTCCCTCTCCTCGTTCAGGCTCGCCCCCAAACTCGACAGCCATGTCCTTATCGTCTCGGGGATGACTTCCGTCCACACCGTCCAGGTCCCTTGTTCGTTCGTCAGGTGGGGCGACTGTATGTTATACGATCGCCAGTATCTGTATATCGTCGTGTCCTCATGCCCGTTAAAGTCCAGCACTCCCTCCGAGTTCATTGCGTAGTGCGTCGTCAGCACTTCTGTCAGCTGGTGCAGCATGCTGTCCCCGAAAATGTCTATCACGCCCACGTTCCGCTCCCCGTTGTAGGTCAGTGTCCAGCGCGAGTGCATCGTGTCCTTCGCCATCGCCGCGGCGTCCGTCCGGCTGGCTGGGATGCTGTCTATGGCCGCCACGTCAATGTTCCCCACCACTTCCTGGGCCATTAGCATGGCCGCCGTCACCCCCTCCTTGCGGGCCGTCTCCTCCTCCACAAGGGCTTCTTTGAGGGTCTTGTCGGCTGCGGCGCGGGCTTCTTCCTCGGCTTCTATTCGCGCTTTCAGCTCATAGATGTTGCCTATGTTGCCCATCTTCGTCCACCCGGGCTTCTGCCAGGCGTAGATGTCGCCGTTCTCCGCGCTCGTTTTGTCGTTCTCGTTGTATATCGTCACCAGCTGGCCGTAGCGCAGCGCCTTGCCGTTCGTCCCCACGGGGTCGGGGTCGGCGTTCATCAGCGCCGAGGTCTGATACACTTTTCTAATGCCCAGCCCGTCGGCGCTCTGCTCCATGTCGGCCAGGTAGGCCAGCGTGTCGGCGTGCAGTCCGCCCACTTCTTCCGGGGTTATGCTGTCTGTCTCCGTCTTGGCTCTTAGAGCCGAGGCACGTTTCTGTAGGTTGTATATCGTGTCCATAAGTCGCGTTATTATAATTTAGGGAGGTCGAATATCATTTTCACCGGCAGGTCGGCTGCCGTGCTCACGTCGTCGAAGGGCAGCGACACCAGCGCCGTCACCATTCCTTCAAAGCATCTCAGTTCAAAGCTCATCGAGCCGTTCTCCGTCGCCACAAAAGCCCTCGTCGGCGTAACGAAGGCGCCGCCTTTCGCTCCCGGCAGACTCTCTCCGGCGTAAAACAGGCTCACGCTCCCCGTCAGCGCCGTCGTGTTCGTGCTCTTGATGTCTATCTTGTAGCGGTACACGTCTGTCAGCTCTTTATACATCACGCTCCCCGTGTAGCCGTTTCTGAAGTTCACGTCCAGCTTTTGGTAGCTTGGCTCGGCGGTCATACCCAGCGTTTTCTTCATCAGCGTGGCCATCACCGGCAGGTCCCACACCATGTAGCTCTCTTCCACGCCGCTGTTCCCCGTGCTGATGTAGCTCTCCACCTTCTCTTGGCAGGCTCGCGTCTGCCCGTCTTCAAACACGCGGTTGTCCGTCTCGCTTCGCTTCAGGCACAGGTAGAGCGGGTCATCCCACGAGGTCACCGTCACCGGCGTCTCTTCCCATGTCACCACTTCACCCTTCACCACGGCTCCGCCGCCATATACTTTAAAGGTGCTCTCGCCCTTGTCCCAGTCCACCCCCGTCAGTTCGCCTTTCATCTCTTGCAGCAGATACACGCTTTCGCCGCCAGTCAGCGTCGCCAGCAGCTGCTTCATACCGCTCGTGTCGTTGTCCTGCAGCGTCTCCAGGTCTTCCAGATACATGGGCTGTCCGCCCTCACTGAATTTCAGTCTATTCATAGTCGTATAGTTCTATGCGGTACGTTCGTCCCGCAGGTTTGTAATAACTCAGCAAATTCTTTATCTCTCTCAGGTTCTTCCCCCCGTATTGGTCTTCATCGACGTTCTCCGAGGTGCATAGGAAGGTCGGCACCATCACCACAAAACTGTCCTTGTACGAGCTTTCGCCCTTCCGCTTCAGCATCATCCCTTCTCCCGTCTTCTGGTGCATATACAGGGCGTGCTGCGTTTCGCCTCGTAGGTGCCAGTACACGCGCTCGTCGCCCTCCGTGCTTTCTATGCGTATCTGTCCGTCGGTCAGGTAGAAGGCGTCGTTCAGTGCCTTCTCCATGCTCGCCACGTTCGCCGTCGTCAGCAGCCGTCGGTCGGTGTTCTTCCGCCGCTCCGTCAGTTGGTCATAGAGGTGTCTTAGGGGCAGCGTCAACACTTTCAGTAGAGCCACCGTCAGCCCACCGCGCAACACGGGTGGCAACAGCCGCACCGCCAGCTTCACTAGGTCAATTTTCCACCACATAGCTCATTGAGTTTTCTAGTCCTTCTGCCGTCAGGCTGCCGCCTGCGGCGGTATAGTTGTTGCCTTTCACCGTTGTCCACACCGAGCTGTCGGCCGTCATGTATTGGCAGTCGCCCAGCTCCACGTCTTCCACGCCTTCCACGGCCTGTATTGCGTCCACCAGCTTCGTCTTGTTGAACGTTCCACCATACACAATGTTCTTCAGGTAGCTCTTCACCGCCTCGTCCACGGCTCTCACACCGTCCGATATGCGCTTACCGTCGCTCCCTATCACCAGAGGGTCCACCCACACCGTCGCCTTGATCGTCATCCGGTCGGCCGCCTGCGATTTGATGTTCAGCACCACACCGGCTATCTTTACACGGTTCATATACTGTTTGAACGACGTTAAAACACCAGCCGACAGCGCACTCGGCGCACCGTCCGTCTCACCGCTGGCCAATATCTCCACACTCGTCCCGCGGTCTCTCACCGCCACATATTTCACCACCTGCTTCGCCTCGTCCACCGTGGCGTATTGGTATTGCTGCGTCTCCTCGTCCAGCGTCAGCGCGTCGCCATACTGGAAGGCTTTTGCCACCTTGTAGTACCAGGGCACACTCGCCACCACCGCCCCGACCATCTGCTCTTCCACCTTCGCCACCCACTGTTCCGTCAGCACCTCCAGCGCATGGCAGCAGGCCGCCACCACCCAGAGCAGAATGTTCTCCAAGCTCACGTCCGAGAAGCTTCCGCCCCACGTCGCACCGGCTTTCAGCCCATAGCGCTCCCTGATTGTCGCGTCGGCCAAAAAGGCGTCGGTCATCGTCTTCTTTATCTCTGCCGTTGTTCTTGCCATGTCCTTTGTCTTTTTTGTCGTTAGTCAAATGCTTTCGTAAACTCTTCGCTGAATATCCGCAGCTTCACCCCGCTCTCGTCCCGCTCCGTCGCCGGACTCACGTCGTGGGCCTTGCAGTAGCTCTTCATCACCCGGTTCTCCGTCACGCCGTCGGGCAGGCGCAGCCTCGTGCCGGCCGCTTGGCTGTCTGTCAGGCTCACCCCGTTCTTCAGGGCTATGTCCAGCGCGGCTTCCCACGTGCCACACTCCTGCACGGCCACGTCGGCCAGCGTCTGTCCGTCTTTCACCGTCACTTCCATAGCTTTACGCTTTTTTTCTTCCGAATGCGCAATACCACACAATGCCCCACACACCGCCAGCAACCACGCCGCCAGTCAGCCACACATACCACGGCACGCCCCTCTGCCTCTTTTCGCTCGTTGCCTCTTGGCGGCTCGTCGCTTCCTGGTTCGTTTGTTGGCTTGTCCCTCGTTGCGCTTCGGTATGTTGGTTCTCGCTTGCTGTCAAGCGGCTGCTCTCTCGGGTGCGGTCGCTTTGGCGGTATCGCTCCAACTTCACCACGTTCCCTGCCGTGTCCAGCGTCACTACCACCGAGTCTCTCACCACGGTCGAGTCCGTTGCGCTGCGCTCGTAGCGTATCACAACGGAGTCTCTCATTACCACCGAATCTCTTGTTACCACCGAGTCTCTCTTCGTCTGGCTTTCCCGCACGCTGGCGGTTCGTCGCGTGCTGGCGCAGCTCGTCAGCAGCATCGCCAATAGTAGCCACAATAGGTGTTTCATCGTCATATTCTTTTTAGATGTCCTTATATTCTTCCTTCGCCTCAAAGCAGGGGCAAGCCTTGATCCACTCGTTGCGCGTTATCCTGCCGTCGCCGTTCAGGTCGGGCGAGAAGTCTCGGTGCCCTTGTATCACCGCCTTCGGGTATTTTCCCTTCAGCATCTTCAGCAACGTTCGCAGGCTCTTCTTCTGTGCTTCCGTGCGGTTGTCCGTGGCTTTTCCTTGATTGTCTATGCCACCAATGTAGGCCACGTTCACGCTTACCGAGTTGTAACCCTTCACGCCGTTGCTCACCTTCGCTTCGTCCAGCATCTGGTGCACCTTTCCGTCTGCGCTCACCACATAGTGGTAGCCCGGGTTCTTCCAGCCCTTCCGTTTGAACTCCATTTCCAGCCCCTTGATTGTCGTCGTTTGGCTGCTTGCCGTGCAGTGCACAACGAGGTATTTTATCTGTCTCATTTCTTTCTCATCTTGTCGAGGGCCGCTTCCACGTCCTCGGGTTTCACATTCAGTTTGCTCGCTATCTCGCCCACAAGGGCCTTCTTTAGCAGTTGCAGGAAGGGCAGGTTCGGAAAGCATATCAGCATGCTTGCAGCCGTGCTCCACAGCTCCACCAAGATGATGCAGATGCAAATCACGCTCGTCGTCAGCCCGTTTCCCACACCCATCAGTTTGTCTATCAGTATAAACAGCAGAACCACCGACCCATACACCGCCAACTTCGACAGTGAGTTTCTCATCAGTTCGCTCTTCGTAAATCGTCCTTGCTTCACGCTCGACGCTATGCCCCACAACGCGTCCATCACCACCGCCACCACCGTGAAGCCCACCATCGTCTCATAGCCGGCTAGAAAGTTCGCCACCACAAGGCCGGCGCACACCGCCCAGCCCCACGCGCTCGACAAAACCTCCTGCAGTTTGTTCATAAAGTGTTCTAATATCATCATTCCATTCCTCCTCTTTCGTTTAGTATTCTGCTTCTATCTCCACGCCCGTCGTCGTCACGCTCACGCTTTTCACCGTCTGTCCGTCCATCTCCAGCTGCTCTTTTATCTCCGTCCGCCAATATAGTGGGTCGTTGTCCAGCAGCATGTCGCTCAGACCCACACCGGCCGAGGGGCGTTCCTTCAGCTCGCCTTTGTGCAGCATCAGCAGCAGGGCTTGGTTCTGACGCAGGGTGTCGCCCGTCGCCAGTCCGCCGTTCTTCACCTGGGGTTCCAGCACGTTGCGCTCGCCATCCCATTGCAGTAGCATTCCGTTCATCCCGTCTTCAGTGTTTTATCGTTTCGTCTTCATAGTCGCTGCGCTCCAGGTGGTTCGCCGCTTTCAGCGGCTTCACCGTCACAAACGTCCCGCCCGGGTGCGACACCGCCACCTGGTGTTGGTGGCTGTTAAAAGCGTCCACCAGCTCGTTCAGCTTCGCCGTCAGCGCCTCTATGTTCACCAGCCCACCAAGGCTGCCGCCGTTCAGCTCTATCGTCGCCACCCGGTCCACCTGCACCACCACCAGCTCCGATAGGTCGCCGCTCAGGCTCACCATCGTCACTGCCGTCCCCACCTTCGGCGTCACCAGCATCCGCGCCTTGTCCTCCGTTTCCGAGGCTTTCAGCCGCACGCCGGGCACGTCCAGGCTGCCCACGCTCACCGTGCAGGTCTGGCCCTCCACGCTCTTCACCACGCCTTGCCATATCGACACGGTCCTTCCGCCGCCCATTCGGGCCAGCTGGTCGTGCAGTTTCTTGTATTCGTCCATCGCTTCGTCTTTTTTTAGTTCAATCGAAAGCCTAACGTCACCTTCCTCTTCCCGCCGTCTCGACCAAACTCTGTCGTCACGGCCGCCACAAAGTAGGTCCCGTCCTTATATTCGTAGTCCCGGTCGCGTAGCACGGCGCTGTCGCCCGGACGGCACATCGGCACGAGCCAACCCGTTATGCTGCCCTCATACCCGTCAAAGCTCCTCCGCTTCACCTCCAGCTCGCCACGAGCCTTCATCGACGCTTCGTCACTTGTCGCACACTTAATCTCGATCTTATCACCACCAGTTGTGCCTGTCTCAACTTCTTTGACTGTGCCATCGGGCATGAGGGCTTTCACAACCACAAGTAGTCGTTTGTCCTTTGCCCGATGATAGGTCAGACTTTCCTCTTCAACATTCAGCGTAAAGTCGTAGAAACGTTCTTCGCCTACCTTCTCGCCTGGGGGATGGATGTGCAGCACCTCATCTTGCATATAGATGTCCGCCCCACATTCCTCTTGTACCTTTTTCAATACGTCATAGCCCGTAGCATTATTGATTACGAACTTGCCGTATGTCCATGAGTAAGAGCAGTCCACTTTGCAACTGATGCCACAACCGACCACTACTTTTGTGAGAAGATCTTCTAGTGTGATGCTCTGAAGAACTTGGTTGGGAATGTCTTTTCTGAAAAGAAACAGATCATCTTCGCAAATGAGTTTTATATCACCGCCATCGGTGGCCACTCTCTGAAGCCAACCTTCAAACTCCGTTTCAAGCCCTGCTTCTTCATAGCCGAACTTTATGCACACTTTGTCACCACGCTTCAGTTTGTCCTCTATCTGCAATGCGGCGTTATATTCCGCCCCAGGTAAGGTGATGGTGGCGGTGTCGGCAAGCAGCTCTACGCTTTTGTGTACCTCCACCTTGTCGAGCATTCCGAGGCGATAGTCACCCACTGTTATGTCGTAAGCCAACGTATACATATTATATATTAGGTATTTAAGTCTTCACGGCTCAGCAGCAACTTGTATATGTCGTCGCTATATGCCTGGATGGTGTAGTTTTGGTTTGCTCTTCCTGTTGTGAACGGAATATCCCAGCTTTCAATAGCTAGTTGGGATATTCCGAAGACTTCAAGCAATGGGCATAGTGCTTTCACATGTCCCGCTTCGCAGAAGTTTTTCAGCGTTGTCACGTCATTGCTGGGGTAACAACCATCCTCACTCATCAAAATGCCTTCAATCCTAACAGTGTAGTCATCTTGGGTCCAACGCTCCTTGATGCTACCTTTCACAGTACCCTTCGACACATGGCGGCGCGTCAAGATGTTTTGCCCATTGATACTTATCATCGGTTCTATCGGAAACAACCACTCTTCAGCACCAGACTCTTCAAGTTGAAATCGAAGCGGCATGACCATGGGAATACCCATCGCATTTGTTCGCACAATATCTTCAAGCTCCTCATCGGTGAGTTTGGTCACGTCAAAGCTGGAGCTGTCGGGTATGGTCTTTCCTCCTTGAAGGTAGCCAAGGTTCTTCCCATAGAGGTTGTTCTCACGGAACAACCAATAAGGCGGAATCTTTGTCTGTCCTGCAACCCTCAGTGCGAGATTTTGCAATATGAATTTGTTGGTTGTGTTCATCGGTCTGCGCTTGTTGCTATAGACAGTGCACGGTTCATACATTGGAGCACCACACGCTCCAATTCTGCCGTATCGCTCTTGTCATTCATTGTTACTTGGATATTGTCGAAGAACTTGCCAATGGAGATATTTATCGACGTATTGCGAGTGCCGCCTGTTGCCAGCGCTTCAGCGGTCTTGCTTCCACCTTTGCCACCTTTTCCTCCCTTGCCTCCTGTTCCACCAGCTGAAGCAGCATCAAACGAGAAAGAGCTGTCACTGCCTTTTACTCCAGGGGTAGATATGGCAGCCGAGTTCTTCTGCTTGTCTTTGGCGCTCTCACGGACATAGTTGCGGTCGTATTCCTCCTTGACACCCGCCGCGAGTTCCTTTGTTGCGGCAACTGCCTTTTCCGCACTTGATACGCCTGTAATATCCTTGACGCCTTGCACGGCACTGTTCCATGCTCCTTTGAAATCTCCGTCAAAGAGCTTCGCCATGGCATCACCGATTTTGCCAATGCCACTAAGCAAGGTTTTGAAACGGTCAATCAGGTAGTCCTTGATAATACCTCCGAGTCCCTTAATTACAGACCACAACGTGAGCAGAAAAGCTCGGAATCCAGCAAACTTGTTCCAACAATAGATGATTCCTGCAACCAATGCAGCCACAGCCGTGATGACAATGCCTATCGGGTTAGCGTTCAATGCGGCATTCAGTAGCCATTGCACACCCTCCCAAACTTTGGTCACAGCAGACACCACCTTAACGGCTCCAACCATGGCCCACAAGGCTATCGTGTGGAGGTTGAACGCTATGGTGCCGACACCTACAACTACGGCAAGATAGCCGAATTCGGTTTTCCACTGCGTGATGAAATTAATGACAGTGCCCACAACAGACAGTATCTTTGTCAGCGCAGTCGCTATGGGTGGAACGATGGCCATAAAAATGTCCATCAACCCACTTACAGCAGGTTTCAGCTGCTCGAACATGTCTACTGCTGACTGTCTGATGTTGCCCATCAAAGTAGAGAACTTGCCGCTAACCGTTTGACTCAGTTTATCCGACATACCTTCAAAAGCGCCTCCGGCTCCTGTTGCATGGTTGATAGCTGCTGCGATGGCATCAAAGCCGATTTGCCCCTTGCTCATCATGTCTTGCAGTTCCGCATAGGTTTTGCCTGTCATTTTCTGCAGTTCCTTCAATGGGTTAAAACCAGCATTAATAAACTGCATCAAGTCTTGACCTTGCATCTTTCCGGCGGAGGCTACCTGACCGAACACCAACGAAAGTCCGCCGAGCTTCTCTTTGTCGCCCATGGCGATGTCGCCAAGTTGTTTCAAGTACGGCACGACCTTCTGCGCATTGACGCCAAAGCCGAGCATCATCTTGGCATTGTTTTCAAGGTCAAGTGGCTCAAAGGGTGTTTTAGCGGCAAAGTCATTGATTTCGTTGAGCATTTTGGCCGCCATAGTTTCGTTGCCGACCAATGTTTTGAATGCGACTGAGGTCTGTTCGGCTTGCGCACCGATACTGGTCAGTGCGCCAATCCCCGAAGCCATCAGCGTGTAGGGATTCATCAAGAAGTCCATACCAGGCAACGAGGAGAGCGACTTCTTGAAATTGGAGAAGGAGAAGGCTTCCCGAAGGCGATTACCCACGGATGTCGCCTTGCGGGATATAGTATCCAGCTGCTCTGACGTGCGACGTGCCACGCTTAGCACATTGCCTTGGTCTGCCTGTAACTTGATTAGGAATTTAAGTACGCTGTCCATTTGCCTCCATTTTCCTGATTTCTTTCAAATACCGGATAGTCCACGCCCATTCTGCATCGCTTAGGGTGTCTGGGTCTAAGTGCATGTAATATCTCAAAAGCGTATTCAGAAAGAGTATATCACTTGCATCGGCATCGTCGATTTCAGCCTCCTCTAAAGTTTTTTTATCTCAGCCTCCTTTACTTTGAGTACCACATCCAAAGTATTGCAGGCTGCGAAGAAATAGTCGTCATTGGTCTTGATTTCCTCATCGCCTTCAATCCACAACTGGTTGAGCAATGCAGTCTGCATCTTGATGGGGTCTTTCTCTACACTCACATAGCTCAAGTCACGGCGGTTCGGCTTGCGGATGATGCAACTCTTTCCTTGTGTCTCTATCATGTAGATCTCGCCATGTTTAGCTTTGAGTTCCTTGATCTTTTCTTTTGTAAATTCCATGTTTAATCGCTTTTCAATTACTGTTCAATTATTCTTCAAATGAGAGCCTAAACGCTCTTCTTGTCCAAAAAGATAAATGGCAAAGTCTTCTCCTGAAACTTGTCCCCTTGCTTCCATTCCGTGTTGTCTTCTGTAAACTCTGCGCCCATCAACAAATCGGTCGTAATCGTGTCACCGTTGCTCGGGTTTCCGTATGCCACCACTATGTCGATGCTGATGTCCAATATGTCGCCGCCACCGGCGCTCCGAAGCGACTCATATTCGCTCTGAGTCAGCGTAATCTCGCCGTCATAGCTCTTGTTCCCGCGCTGAATGCTGTGCGGCTTGTTACCCTTCGCGTGAAGAAGCTCTTTTTCTTGCTTAGCCGAGTATTTCACACCGCGCAAGCCAGTGATGGGCCGTCCCGCTGCCACCACGCCCACGTCGCTCCATTCGTATTCTCTTGAATTAAACATTTTTCTGCCTCCTTTCTTTTAGCTGGTTGTTGTCACCTGAAAGCCTAGGCTCACGTCCACATAACGGGCATAGCCATAGGGTCTTACTTTCAGCACCACCTTCACCGTGCTCGTCTGGAGCACGTTCTGCGTCGTGTCTATCTCGCACACGCATCCCTCGCCGTCACTCCCGCCGCTCAGCTCGCCGTTCGCCGTCATCTTCTGGTTGATCGCCGTCTCCACAGTCTGCTGCCAGCTCTTCACCACGCCCGTGTCCAGCGTCCCGTCTTCGTTCACTTCCAGCTCGTCCATCAGCATGTCGAGCAGAGTGTCATAGGCCGTGCGGTACGCTTTGTCTATCACTCTTCGGTGGGCCAAATGGGCGTAGTCACCCGTCGGGTCGCAGGCCAAGTTGTCGTCCGCCCAGTAGTAGCCGCTGCGGCCCACATACTTCCGGGCCACCAGGTAGCCCTTCTCATAGAGCTTCCTCACGCTCTCACCGCTCTCGTCAGTCTTCTTCTCCCCCACATACATCTCCAGGGGCTTCAGGCTTCCGTCTTTCACCCGGCCCACGTTGCGCTGCACGCTCACGCTCGCTGCGCGGCCTAGCAACGTGCCGATGCAGGCGCCGTTCGTGCCAGCCGCCGTGTCGCTCACCACAATCCCCACGCGGTCCCAGCTCTCCTTCGTCAGGTCGTGTAGCTCCGTGCTCTCCGTGTAGTTGCGGCCTTCTAGCAGAAACACCAGTGGGGCGTACAGCTCGGTCGTCGCCCACTCGCCCAGCTGCTGGGCTTTCGCAGCCGCGGTCAACACGTCTTTCGAGATGCCTTCTTGGCTCGTGTCCGTCGACAGAGTGTTCACATTGGCCACACCCACACCTCTCAGCGCGCCGTTCTCTTTCTCCACCAGCCAGCGCACGCTTCCGGCTGAGGTCTTCGTGTAGTCCAGCAGAGCCGTCATCGTCGTGCCGGGGCTAACGCCCATCACCACAAGTTTCACTCCGCTGCCGGCTTCGTCATAAAACTCCGACAGGTGCTTCCACAACACGGCGTTGTTCTCTTCCGTCAAGCCCAACGCCTGCACACTGTCCATGCTCGTCACCTCATACGCCGTGTTCAGCGAAAAGGTGTTCCCAACGGCGGCCGCGCCGCACACCAGGGCAAACAGCCCGTCAGGACTGTCACCCACGGTGCCGAGTTGACCCGTCAGAAATCGTATCTTTACTCTGGGTAGTTGCATAACTTACTCTTGATGCGGGTTAGGATGCGGCGCTCTCTGCGATGAGGTACACGCCTTTCTTGTCATAGCGACGGGGGTTGCCGCCCACTCGCACGAGGAACGAGTAGATGTCGCCGTAATATTGGGGGTCGTCTTCGTTCGAGAACATCTTCACCTCCCCCAAGGCGCGGCTCACACACTGCTCTTGCCAAGCCAAGCCGGCGGCGAGTTCGGTGGCCTCGGCTTCGGCTTCCCACTTGATCAGGGTCTTACCGTCGGCCTTCACGCGCAACACCTGAGAGCGTTGCATGATGTTGAAGCCGTAGAGCTGCCCCATGATGCCTTTGCCCACATTGGCCACGGCCTGGAACGAGCTGAGCTCCTTGTCGGTCAAGTCATCAAGAAGGTCGGCATACTGCACGGCGTCGAGCAGCATGTAGCGGCCTTCGGTGGGCACGTCGTCCACGTTCATCTTCACCATCGCTTCCATCACCACGTCTTTCGTGAATTTCTTGCGGTTGCCAGTCGCCGTCTCCGAGGTGTGGGCCTTGCGAGCCTCGCCGCTTGTGCTTAGGGTGTTGGCGCCAGTGGCCCAACGGTACAAAAGGTTCTGAGCCGCCACCTTCTGCAGCTGCTGGCGGTCGTTGCTCAACACGCTGTTGCGCTTGTCGTAGCTCAACTCCACCGTGTCGATGTTCGGAATGTAGATGGGGTTCGTCGTCAACTCGTCCATGTCGTAGGTCAACTCGTTGTCGGTGCGCTGGCTTACGCTAGCGGGCTTCTTCGTGCGGTTAATCTCCACGCCCGAGGCACTGCCTGCGTTCGGAATGTGCACGGTCTTGTAGTCCACAAAGGCCGAGTCGTCAATGCTCTTCGAGGCAAACGAATTGTCGGGATAGAAGTTCTCTACAATCGTGTTTAGCCAGATTTGTTTGTTTAATGCCATTTTCGTTTCTTTTTTTGTTTGGTTACTCCTTAGTTCTTATACTCCACGCCGAAGCGTTCTTTATATTTCGCGGCAAACAGAGCGGCGTCGCTGTTCTTCAACACGCCAAGCAAGCCACACTTGTCTAGCTCGTCCCAACTCTTGTTGGCAAAGCTGCTGCCTACTGTTTGGTCTTCGATGTAGGCCGCTGCGCGCAACTGGGGCTTCTGGCCTTTCATGCCGTTAATCAGGGCTTCGGCGTTCGCACGGTCGCTCTTCATCAACGCTTTGAAGGCAGCCACCTGCTCACCGCTAATCTTGCCGTCGCTCACGGCCTTGTTCACAATGGCTTCCACCTCGGCGGCTTCTGCCGCGTCGGCTTTGGCCTTGTAGGCTTGGTTCGCTTTCTCCAAGGCTTCGGCCTTAGTGGCCTGGTTCTCTAACTGGCGGGCTTTCATCAAAAGCTCCGCCTCGCCCTCCACGTCCTTAAACGAGGGCATCTTCTTCAGTTCGTCTAATAATGCCATGTCTTTATTCTGGGTTTGGGGCTGCACGTGCAGCCGGTTATTGAAATACTGGTATACTTCGCCTGCTGTCTTCGGCTCTTCTTCGGGCTTCTCGCCCATGTCGTAAAGCCCGTCGGCTAACTTCATCTTCACGGCTTCTTCCGCACTAATCCAGTGGTCTTTCTCGTCAAAGTAGCGAGCGGTCACTTCTTGCGCCTCCATCCCGCAGCGCTGGGCTATCATCCGAGCCAGGTCGCCTTGCAGGGTCTCCATCATCGTCGCCGTCTGGCGCAGTGCGGAGGCGTTGCCCCAGGTGCCGCCGCTCACGGCGTGAAGCATCAGCTTCGCATAGGGCGACATGTATAGGGGCTTGCCGCATAGGGCAATGATGCCCGCTATGCTCGCCGCCACACCGTCCACATAGATGGTGATGTCGGCCTTCGACGTGCGAAGGGCGTTGTAGATGGCGATGCCGCTGAACACGTCGCCGCCGTTCGAGTTGATCCTTACGTCTATCTTGGCATATTGGGCTTGCAGCGACAGTAGCTCGCTCACCACTCTGCCGCTGTCCACTTTCTGGCCGTCGCCCACATCGCCGTAGAGCAGGATGGCCACGGAGCCGTCACCCGGTATTGTGTTGAAAAACTTCATCTCGCGTCGTTTTATAATGGTTGCGACTGCAAAATTCCATAAAAATCCTGCCGCTTGCAAACCGCGTTTTTATCGTATGCGTACAAAACGTTATCGTCACTTTTTCCAGCGTCATCATAAAAACAACATTTGAAACGCTACCCGAAATTGCAGAACTTTGCACTACGCAAATTAAATTCTTTGTTTCACATCTTATGACAAAAAGCAATATCGACAAAAAGGGCATCGCACAGTCGCTCTTCCTCAATGGCGCATTCACCCAGGAGGAGATTGCTGCCAAGGTGGGCACCACTCGACAGACGGTTTCCAGATGGGTGCGCGAGGGGGCGTGGGAGGAGCTTAAGGCTTCGCGCACCATCACCACCGAGCAGCTCATAGCGCAATACAAACGACAATTGGCTGAAATCAACAAGCGCATCGAGGCGCGCCAACCGGGCAACCGATTCCCTACGGCCGAGGAGGCGGATGCCATAGTTAAAACGGCGGGGGCGGTCAAAAAATTGGAACAGGACATCGGGGTCTCTGATTGTGTCTCCGTCGGCATGCGGTTCCTCGCGTGGCTGCGACCGGTCGATGCAGCAGCGGCCGCCACTTTCAACGATTATTTTGACGCGTTCATCAAAGACCAGGCGGGGAGGGCCCGTAAGTGATGGCTACGGCTAAAGAACGGCAGGCTCTCGCCATTTGGGAGGAGTTCCACAAAAGTCTCCTGCGTGGGGTCGAGGTCGATAATAGTCTCACCCGACAGGACATCGAGCGCCAACGGGCGCAGCTCGAGCGCGACCCCATTGAGTGGATCAAGTTCTTCTTCCCGGCTTATGCCAAATATGAGTTTGCGCCTTTCCACATCAAGGCCATCCGAAGGGTCATTGCCAACGACGAGTGGTACGAGGTGCTCTCTTGGAGCCGCGAGCTGGCTAAGTCCACCGTGGCCATGTTCATACTCATTTACCTCACGCTCACCAGGCGCAAGCGATTCGTCGCGCTGGCTTCGGCCACAATCGATTCGGCCAGGAGGTTGCTCTTGCCTTTCAAAATCAATTTTGAGTCGAACCCGCGCATACGACAGTTCTATGGAGAGCAGCCCACCGTCGGACAGTGGACCGACTCGGAGTTTTCTTGTCGCTGTGGGGCAAAGTTCATTGCGCTCGGCGCGGGCTCGGCACCGCGTGGCATGCGCAACGAGGCCATACGCCCCGATGTGCTTTACTTCGACGACTACGACACCGACGAGGACTGCCGAAACCCGGTCACACTCGACAAAAAGTGGGATTGGGCGGAGCATGCGCTCTATCCTACGCGATCCATCTCCGAACCTACCTTGGTGCTCTGGTGTGGCAACATCATTGCAAAAGACTGTTGCATCTCCAGGGCGGGCCATTTAGCCAACTCGTGGGACATCGTCAACATCCGCGACAAGCAGGGGCATTCCACGTGGCCGCAGAAAAACAAGGAGGAGCAAATCGACCGCATACTGTCCAAAATCTCCGTCAAGGCGCAGCAAGGGGAGTACTTCAACAACCCCGTCGCCGAGGGCAAAATCTTCAAGAACTTGCCCTATGGCAAGGTGCCGCCGCTTTCCAAGTTCCGCTTTCTCATCGCTTATGGCGACCCGGCTTACTCCGACTCGCGCAAAAAGGCGTCTTCTACCAAGGCGCTCGTACTCGTCGGCAAACTCAAAGGGGTTTACTATGTCATCAAGGCGTTCCTCGCCAGGGAAACGAATGCGAATTTCATCTCGTGGTACTTCGCCATGGACGACTATGTGGCGCAAAAAGCCAACGTCTATTTCTACATGGAGAACAACAAACTCCAGGACCCCTTCTTCAATCAGGTCTTCCGGCCGCTCCTGCGGGAGCAGTGCCGAGAACGTCATCGAGAACTTTACATCAAGGGCGACGACCGAAAAAAGACGGATAAGGCCACACGCATCGAGGCCAACCTGGAACCCATCGACCGCGAGTGCCGATGGGTCTTCAACGAGCAGGAGCGCGACAACCCCATGATGCAGGAGCTGGTCAATCAGTTCAAACTCTTCGAACTCACCTTGCCTTACCCCGCCGACGGACCGGATGCCGTCGAGGGAGCGGTCTCCATCGCCGAACTCAAAACGGCCGAGATGGAACCGACTTACACCGTCTCTTACCGAGAAATCAACGAGGACAACCCTTACAGAATGTAATTTCTTAATCTTTCTTGCTTATGGACAACTTTATCG